ATAAGAGACAGGTTTTGTTGATCGTCTGCGCGCCCGTCGTTCCCGTCGACGTGACCGTCTTGTCGAGGTTGATGTCGCCGTATAGATAGGAGTCAACGTTAGATGTGTTGCCCAGCACGATCGTATTGCTGCCCATGCCGATCGACCCAGCGCCAATCACTACTTCGTTGGTTACTCCATCCGCAGACGCTTTGGCGTTGTAGCCCAAATACAACCCATTAGTGCTCGATGTAAGAGCCGTGGAGCCGTTTGCCAGGTAGCGCGCCGCGTCATTTCCTAACGCCGTCGTCTGCGTGCCTGTTGTGAGGTTAGTCCCTGCTGTCGCGCCGACAAGCGTCATCGAGCCAGCTGTGACGTTGGCGTATCCCGACGAACTTCCGACGAACACATTGTTTCCGCATGTCGTCGAGTTATACCCGGAACCGTGTCCAACAAAAACTGAGGCGTAAGCAGTTGTTGCGTTGTATCCCGAGTTAGAACCAACGGCGACCATCGTTTGGCCGTTAGTCAGACTGTATCCAGCATAAGCACCAAAACAACTGTTATTTGTGCCAGCAGTCAGCGAACGGAGAGCGTTTGATCCAAACGCTGAACTCCTTGATGCACTGCTGAGAATGGATCGCCCAGACTGATCGCCTGCGAAATGGGAATCCATCGCAGCGAGGCCGGTCCGTAGTGTCAAAGATGTGGCGCTGGCAGAATCAGTCAGGACGACACATCCGGTGACAGACGCCAGCGTTGCGAGCTTGACGCTGACATCATCAATCCGCCCATCGAAATCTGTCGACGGGGTAATTGTTAGCGTCACGCTGCCGCTTTCGGCAGCGACCGCAGATCTCGTTGTAGATGCCGTGAATGTTGTCAGCGTCCCATATTGGACTACCGCTACTGATCCGAGCGAGACTGAGACAGTTCCAGCGGTCCGTCCAGAAATCGTGAAAGCGACTTGGTACGTCGATCCTGACGTGATTGACAAGGTCTGCGACAGGGTTGATGCGCTCCCAGCAGTATGCAGCGCTGCGCCGGAAGACCATGACCAAGAGGATCCGCTGTCTGTCCATCCACTCAAGCTGGATGCGAAATCTCCATTGGACACAAGCTCAGATCCGAGCGTCGCCGTGGAGTTGATGCTTTTGTACCGGTACTGCCCGCTTGTGGCATCATGGGTGACAATTCCGGAGGCAGAAACCGTTATACCGTAGTAATTGCTCGCGTCGTACCCGAGGCGCTGCTGCTGGGTCGTCGCAATTGCGTGCATCTTGGCTGCCGGGGCGAGCGTTCCGAGTCCGAGCCTGTCATTGGCCTCGTCGTACTCGGACGCAGACCCAAACACGACCGCCCCGCGCGTCGCGTGCGATGTGCTGCGCAGGGTGAGATTTTCGCCTGTGCCCGTGCCTCCGATCAGCGTCTGACCACCGGAGACTCCGGCCAGGCGCGCGAAAACGCTATTCAAGGCGCTTTTAAGGTTCCCCCAGGAGAATTTCTTGAGCGCGCCAGCATCCTCAAGCGCCAGGCTGTCTGCGTCGCCCGGCGTCGCCTTGGCGGTCGCCCCGGCGATCAGCGAACCAACAGCAGCCGCTGTGTTCGCCAGAGCGCCAGAGACATCAGCAACGCCAAGCACAACCGCGCCAGTGCGACCCGCCACAGACGTAACAGGGCTCGGCGCCGGAACTCCAGCAGCAGGACCGGACTGGATGCGAACTCGAATCTGCGTGCTCATGTGCTTGTCGTGACCTCCGGAAGAACCGAGAACACCGACTCGGCAGAGCAGATCGCGTCGACCCCATCGACCCGTATCAACTCGATGTCGAACACGTAGTCGCGGGCCGACAGCACGGACAGATCGGTTTCGTCGAGCGCGATTGACACCGTGCTGGCTGCGGCGTCGATGTCCAGAGTCCCGGCGGCCGTGCTCAGTGCCAGTTCGACGTTCCCGCCGACTCTGCGCTTGATGTCCATCCGCGCTCCGGTGTAGCCGGAAAGGTCCAGAGGGGCGTAGTACGCCAGGTATCCGCCAGTCGTGTAGGCGGTGAATCCTGCCGAACTGATACCTTTGAAGTCGACGTGATCAGCGTCAACCAGCGTCACCTGATGGAACTCCGACTCACGGATTGCGTTTGCGTCCGCTGCGTTGAGTTGAGTCATGCCTTTTGCGTCAACGACAGCGACGTACCACTGATCTAGAATCCCGTGATTCGCCGCCGTGACGCGCAGCGGAGCCGACTTCTCCATTCCTGTGATCGCTGCGAAGCGCAGGTTGGTGGTCTCGAGGCGCAGCGCGATGTCTGCCGACGCGCCGAGGCGCACGGACAGCGTCAGCTTGGGGAGCGATGCCGCGGTGCTCATACGAAGCACCCTCGAGAAGACCGGCGAACCTTCAGCGCAGCACGCTTCGTTTCCGTCTCGACTGGCCGGGGCCCAAACACCTCCGTGAATCGGCCGTCATGCACGGCGGAAAGGCCGGCGTTGAAGTGGTCGGCGTCTGGCACCCCAAAGAAGCGCGCCAGCGCCCAATCGACGAGCTTGATGTGCAGGCGCCCCGGGATTTCAGGCTCCGCAGTGTCCGCCTCGTCCAGCAGCATTTCGGCTTTCGGAGTGCAGAACGCAACCATCGTCACGTCCGCATTCGCGATCGGAGTCGGGTACAGCCGGAGCGTGTCACCGATCCGATAGCACTCCGTCGGCGACCCGGTGGCGCTCGTCCAGTCTCCGAAGCGACGATCCTCGAAGTCGCCGCGCGGCAAGAGTTCGATGGGTACCCCGGCTACCAGCACGCTCCTGACCGAGAAGGCTCGTGCGGGAATCTTGACGTAGGGATCAAGCGCATCCGCATCGGATGTGATCGAGTCGTCCTCGATCAGCTTCGCTCGAATGCACGCCTCGGTCTGCGCCTCGTTCAGCGCAACCGTCCACTGAGCGTCCGACCACCACCCAGGCGACGCCGTGTCGCCGGACTGACTGCGGCAGGCGGCGATCAGTTCGGCCAGCACTGTCACGCGGCGACCTTCGGCGGGCGGCCGCGGCGGCGAGAGGGATGGCCGACCATGGCCGGCGTGCCCTCCTCGCCCGGTTCGTGCCCGTCATCACCGGCGACGAATCGTTCGCCCGGGATCGCGAGCAGTGCGCTCGCGTCTGCCTCGGAATCCACGTCGCACCACAGCGCCTCGCACCCGTATCCGGCCGAGAACGTGTAGCGGCGATCGCCAACGGTCGCGATGACCGTGCCGTCTCGGCGCGGCGGAATGGTGGTGCGAAGCAGCATGTCTGTCCTCCAAAAAACAGGGGCGATTGCGCCGCCCCTGTCGTTTGCTCCCGTTCAGGCGTCGAGGAGCCGGGTATCAGCCCGCCTCGTAGAACAGGGTCACGCCGAGCGTGCCGGCGACAGCCGTGCTCGGTGCGGTCGTGACCTTGACCCCGAGCCTGCGGTCGGTATCGGTCTTGGTAACGGACGCCAGGTTGTTGAGCGTGCGCGTCAACTGCTTGTCGAAGGCCGTGGCCACGGCCGTTCCGGTGTCGCCCCACGCGCCGCCGCCGTCGGCCGCCGCACTCGAGAGGTTCGCGCTGGAACCGTCCCAGATGCCCACCTGGAACACGGCGGCACCGGCGCCCGAGTCCATGTCGGTGCCGTCGACACGCACCTCAAGCGGGATGCATCCGGCCGGCAGAATGCCGATCTGGCCGATCGTGTTCAGGGCCAGGTCTCCAGTCGCCATGGCCAGGGTGAAGCGGGTTGCCAGAACTTCCGATCCGGCCGGCGTCGGAACCGGGCGGCGCCCGGTGATGTAGTCGTTGCTGTTGGTGAATGCCATGTCTCAAGTCCTCTCGATTACCGGCTTGCGGCGTAGGTGTCCAGGGCGAAAACGCCGAAGTCCTGCTGGCCGATGTCGGTCGTGAACGAAACCTTCTTCGTGCCCCAGATGCAGCTCGACGAGATCACGACTTGGTTGTTGTTGTCGCGCGGCTCCTCTGTCCAGTCGAAGCGCAGACCGGTGCCTGGTGATCCGTATGCCTCGACGAGCGCTTGTGACCCCATGAACAGCGCGCGCGCTGCCTCAAACGTTCCGCCAGCCCCGTAGTCATTGAAGCGAACCACGTTCCGGTGGCTGTGCAGAATCACGCCCCGGTAAATTCCCAAGCTGCCCTTGAACAGAGGGGAATTCCTGCCCTCCGCCGTCGCCGCGGACTTCTGGATGTCGAGCCACTGGCCGGTGTTGGTGTTGGACCTGAGGTCGTCCTCCTGGAACGTGTGCATGACGCAGACGAACGTCTCGTTCCCGTCGATCTTGCAGGGTTGCAGCACCGGGATGCCGGTGGCCCCGCCGCCCTGGCTGTCCGCCTTGGTCTTCGCGCGATCCACCAGACGCAAGTCGAAGGTGTCACTGCCGGCAACGCCCGCAGCTTCGTTGGTCATGTTGTTCTTCGCTGTCGCGTTACCGCCGTACAGGATGTGATTGGTGTCCGGTGCGACCAGGGCGTTGTTCGCGCGCCCCGTGTAGCCCAGCGGCAGGATGAAGTTGGCGTTGATGCCGCGCGCGCCGGACAGATAGATGAACCGCAGTTCGTCCTTGAGGCGAGCCCACCAGCTACTCTGCTGCCGACGAGCCTTCTCGCGCAGGTTGTGCAGCGTCCGCTTGCGGGTCATGCGGCCGCCGGTGTTCACGCCGCAGCGCGCCTGATCGATGTAGATGGAGTCGGTGTAGAACTTCTGCGCCTCCTCCTTGCCCTCGAGGATGTCGTCACCCTCGACGGGAGCCATCTTCAGCTCGGCCAACAGATCGTAGGTGATCTGTTCGCCGGCATCGGACTCCAGTTCGGAGAGCAGCTGGATCGGCACTTCGGCTTCGGCGCCACGGCCGACAAAACGCTGCCCCCAATAGGACTTCTGGGACTCATCATAGGCCAACAGGCCGGAATACCGCTTGACTGCTTTGGCGTCGTTGACGCCGACGATGGTTCGCGCCATTGATAGGGGCTCCTGTAACGACTGTCTCTTATAC